TTTCTTGGTTTGGCGATACTCTAAAATTTAAATCACCGAACCATATAATTTTTTTATTTTTAATATCATTCCAGTTAAATTCTTTTTTTAATCTTTCAAATAATGATTCCATCATGCATACTCTCTTATTAAGTCCCTCTTTATATAGTAATTTATGAATGCCTAAAACCAAGTGAGAATTAATGATTACAAATTCATCAAAAAAGTTTATGGCATTAAGACCTTTATTGCAACATGGAAGACCTAATAAACAACTAGAATTGTCACATAATTTAATAGTTTTAATATTTGATTTCAATACTGTTTGAGTAAAATATAAAAATATTAACATTCTAGTTCCTCTAAATCCAACTTTACCAACACCATCCATATATTCATCAGCTATTAAAACATGATTTGGTAATAAAGTTTCCATAAATTTAATGCTACCTGATGATTTTTTATCTTCTTGTAACCCGACAATTATAATATCTAATTTTTGAAATCCTTGGAAAGTGCTTCTACTTAATTCGTCTATTTTTTTGGGAAATATAGTGCCTTCCGCATTCAAAGAAATAATACCAATTGTTTTATCATCTAGAACTGATGTTCTTTTACTTATTTTAGGTAATACTATCAAATCAGAATCATTACCCTTTAGAACTTTTTTACTTTTTTTACTTAAACTACTTCTTCTACTTCTATAACTGATTCTTTTAGTTCTAAAACTTTTTTTAGATTTATATTTTAGTATATTTTGGGAAGATACCTCCATAATACTTTAATAATTAATGTCAACTTTATAATATTTAATAGATTTTAATTTATGAGAAATGTAAAAATATATAAGAATTGAATGGTATATTAAATATTATCAGCTATATTATCAGCTATTATTAAATGGAAATAGATAAAATTACAAGTGAAGTGAATTCGGAATATAATACACTAGAATATAAATTAAATAATAAATACAAGCCATTATTTCAATTTGTAGAAAATGCTTATCAGAATAAAAATCAAAATAAGGAAATAGAATTAAAATATAAAACACTGTTTAATGATTTAATTTTTGATTTTAATTCTTCTGATTATCCAGAAGATAAAGAAAGATGTATAATTTATCAACATTCGTCAAAAAATGGTATAAAATGTAATGTTCATCATAATTCCAAAATTATTCATTTAGCTAGACCTAGAAATGATAGAAAAGAAATTGTATCTAATTTAGAATTAAAAAAAGAAGCTGGTGAATATTTATTATTTAATGAATTTAATACATTCAATACAAATGTAGAAAGTCGGTTTGTCTTATTATTTGGAATGTTTTATGAAAAAAATCAAACTGAATTTTCACCTGAAGAGACAATCGATTCATGTATTTTCTCTTTATTTCCATTAAATGATTATAAAGAAGAAGAAAGAGATATTGGAATATCTATTTCTAGCTGTGATGAAAAAAATAGTAAACCATGTAAAAGTATAATATTTAAGAGCTTTTACATTGATTTTGAATGAGAAAATATGAAATGAATAAAAAATGAATATATTAGATTTGATTAGAAATTAATATTTTTAAGTCATTTATAAATTTTTTATCTTTGCCAACTAATTCTAAAGTTTTGATATGAGTTCTATTCAAACTTATTATTTGTTTTTGATTTACAGCTTCTATTAAGTCATCGTATTTTTTCTGATATTCTAGAGGTCTAGAAAAGGTAGTTTTATCTTTTTCAACATCAATTAGATATTGTTGGTAAGTTATGTCTGTTCTACCTTGAAAATCATCTTCGAATAATGAAGTAGTTCCACTCCATATTTGTTTTACTAAAGCCTCAGAAACTGTATCTCCCTTTTTATTTTTATATTTAAGTGCTGTTTTACTAGCTGTTAAAATTGTATATTTATTCATAAAAATATCTACCATGATACTATAATCACATGTTCTTTTAACAATAGAATTCTTTTTACATAATTCTAGATATTTAGCATCATTTGGTTGTTCTTTTTTCTTTGGAATTATAATAGTATCAGTTTCTCTTTTGGTTTTATATTCATCAAAAGAAATATCCGTTCTATTAATGAAATCTGATTCCTCTAACCAATAAGAACGTCCAGAGCTACATACATTTTGCACATCCGAAATTGTTAATTCTTGACCATTTATATCTTTATATTTTTGTGCGATTTCTCGATACGAAATATTATTTTTATCTTTAATCATATTGATAATTGTATTTACTGGGAGTTTCCAATCTCTAGTTTTAGTTTTTTCTTTAATATCTTTAATATTTTTGAGTCCTGATAATTTTTTAGTGACACTAGAATTCATTTCGGTAATAATTTCATCTTTTATTTTAGCATATTCATCCATGAATTTTGTTGTGATAAGAAAAGAATCGGTGATTGGAACATTGTATCTTAGTTTAACTTCATTTTTCAATACTCTAGTAATGTAATCATCTGTTATAAAAAGAACTCTAGATGCGGCTTTTTTATTTAGATTAGGAATATCATCATTTAATTTTTTGATAATATATAAATCTAGTTGATTCTTAATTGAACGATTGGTTTTATTTTTTCTAGCTGTAATAATGTCATATAGATATTTTTCCAAACTGTTGTATGGATAATTTTCTTCATCTTTTGTGGATTGATGACTATTCGCTTTTTTATCTTCCTCATCATATAATTTAGCTAATTCTTCTAACTCTTCATCATTGAATACAAAATAAGATAAATCATGTTCTTCACCTGGTTTTGTTGTTGTTGTTGTTGATGTATTATTTCCATGAGATGTCAATGATGACGCGAATGTTGATAATTTCGTGATATTATAAGCTGTTAAATCAACTTTTGTAATTTTGTTGATTTGTGTGTCGCATAATTCATTAATTAAATCAATATTATGCTTTTCGAATTCTTTTTCATCTTTAAATTTTTTATTATCAATAAACAATAGTTCATAATCATCTGTATTATCAACAATAAGACTGTATCTAATAGTTAAGGCATCATTCAATCTTTCTTTAATGGAAAGTTTATTAGATTTAGAAGCATGCTTACTAAACCCAAAAATTTTACTTTCAACCAGAAAGTGTGCTGGCAAACTCTTAAATCCTGTTTTCTTTTCACCTTCTTTTAGTGTCGGTTCTTTAATATAACCTATATATTCTGGTAATTTAATAGGTTTATCAAATCCGGGAATATCAATTTCTTTACGGGTTTTCTTTTTTTGATTATGATTTTGAAATGATTGTGATGCGAGTTGTAAATTTTCAAGTCGATTATCGCTTCTAATTCTATTTTTATGGTCAATTGAAACTTTTTTATTAGTTTTTAATTCGTCTAGTAAATATCGATGCATTAATAATCCATGACCTTCATTTATTTTTATGTTATTAGTTGGTATAGTGCACATTACATAACCAGATGAATGAACATACCATAATGGTTTAAAATCCCATTTGAAATCATCATTTTTAATATGTATAATTTTTGGTAATGATGCATAACTGATTTTACATTTACCATTTTTGATTTCTAGTTCATAATATAAGACATCATTTTCTTTGATTAGATTAATTTTCATATTTGGGTCTGAAATTTGAGTCATTTTAAAATTTAAGTCGATAATTTGATTGTTTGTATATATAAAAATTATATGAGTTTTCTTATATCGGTTTTATTCAATTTTTTATTTTAAATATTAATTTAATAATATTATGAAATGATATTAGTTAAAAAAAGAAAAATAAATAATTTAATTCTTAATGCAAATATTTATTTTTAAAAGCATTAAATGCATTAATTAATAAATCACCCATTTTGCGAAATACGTAAAAATATAACGTATTGGCGTAAATACTTAATTGCTGTATGCTAATCCACCCATGCCACTCATGATACGAAGAACATTGTAGTTGATGGCATAGATGCGAACTTTGCATGAGCGTGTACCAGCCGATGATTTCACAGAGTATGGGGTGAGTGTGAGGTGGAGGGTAGCGGTATCGATACGCGAGAAGTTGCATGTGCCAGAAGGTTGGTGTTCTTCAGGTTTGAGGGCAAACGAGTAGACGTTGATACCAGTGGCGGGCACGTTTTCGTGGTGTTGGTAGGGTTGAACGAGGTTGAAGTAGCGACCTTCACGTTCAGCATGTCTGTCGTGACCGTTGAGTTGGATCTTGGCGAGTTGCACGGGGTTTTGGCCTCTGTCGTAGAGACGGACGGGGGCAGCCCAGCCAGTTGCAGCTCCACCAAGGAGGTCACCGAAGTCAAGAGCGTTGGCAGCTGTGAAGGCAAAACTTGTGACTGTGCCATCACCTGAATTGGCAATGAGTGTGGTGGACGAGAGGTCAGAGGGAGCATTAGCTTTTGTGTTGGTGGCACCAGCAACTGGGAGGGAGAAGGGGAAGTTGCCAACAACAGATGAGGCACCACCCATACCACCACCAAGAGGGTCTTGGGGTGTGCCCGAGAAGTAGGTTTCATCAACACGGTCGGTGTAGTTGAACCATTGGGGGCCACCAACAGCGAGTGTTGATGTGCGGTCAACGTTCGAGTCGGGTTGAACGACCCAGACGAGTTCCTTCACGGGGTGGTTAAAGTTGAGCTTAATCTTGTTGCTTGTTGTCGACACTGATTCATCACCGGTGAATTGGAGTTGTTCGATGAGGTATTCGTGTGACACTTGGGCAAAACGACGACGTTCATCTGTGTCGAGGTAGATGTAATCGACCCAGAGGGCGGCACTTTTGAGTGTTGGCACACTTGTGAAGGCAGATGTCTTCCAGCAGCATTCGTCAACCGAGCGGAGTTCAATGTTGAATTTGACTTCGTGGTATTGGAGAGCAATGAGAGGAAGAGCAAGACCAGGGTTGCGACAGAACCAGAATTGGAGGGGGACGAAGAGGGTGGTTTCAGGGATGCATGAGGTGGCATCGCAGTCAGTGCCAGAGGCAGTGCCAGACACGGGTTGAGTGAGGCGGGGAACGTTACCAACCATGTTGGCGTAACCGGCTTGGTGACCAGCTGTTTGGGTGAGTTCGTTCCAGATGTGGAGCCAGTCACCGTAGTGTTTATCAATGCGTTGACCACCGATTTCGACTTCAACACTCTTGATGAGCACGTGACCAACCCAGTTGAGCCAGCGGAAAGCTTGGCTGGCACCAGCTGTGCGGACTTCGGGGAGTGTCACTTGGAGGTAGACACGGTGAATAAGATCGCCGTTGCGCGAAACAGTGGCGGTCACTTTCTTGCCAAAGTCGGCTTGACCGTTGAAGGTTTGTTCAATGGATTCCATTGAGAAGTTAGTGTGGCGACGGTACACAACCTTGAAGAAGGTAATGTGAGCGTTGCCTGTAAGATAAATATCTTGTGCGCCATAAGCGACAAGTTGCATAAGACCACCGGACATGATTTAAAAGATTAATTTGATTTTATACTATACAAAAAGAATTTTTTTTTGAAAAAAAATATTTTTTTTTCCATTTTTTTATTAAAAAACAAGAATTTTTAAAATCAGTTTATTAAGATTTTTTACCTGGAATATAAGATTTTCATTTTTATAGAAATTTTTAAAAAAGATAAAAAATCTATCGGAAATTTTAAATCCGCAATTTTTAATTATTTTTTTTATTTTATTTTCAGTTTTTTATTTTATTTGCCTATTTTTATTTTATTTTTATTTTTAATTTTATTTTCATTTTTAAAGCTTAAAAGATAATTTTATTATATTATTATCATAGTAAAATAGACTTTAAATATATCATGTCAACACCAATTCGTTTAGATCCGGAATCAAACCAAATTTTCAAGTCTCTTCTTGGTAATTCTGGTAGTTTTATACAATTAGAAGCTACAATTGATGGTAACTCAGAATATATGTTAAAAGAAATTGATATTATACAAGGTCAACTAGAGTCTACTCCATATACTACTCAGTTAGGACAATTTATAAAAGAAATTACAGACAAAAAAAAATTTGAACAAAGAATTAATACTCCTTCTGATTTAGGGGGGTTATATTATATTGAATTAGCCGAATATAATAAGATTAAAACTAATAATCCAACAGTTGCTAATATAAGTATTATTGAACCAAAACTTAACGATCATCGTATTGATAGTGTAAGCTATATACCATTAGCATATTCTTTTAGGGACTCTGGTCAAAGAAAAGAAATTCGTTCTCTTAAGGAGAATAATGGAACACTTAAACCTGTTAAAAAAGCCACCGCAACATTAACTTCTGAACAAACATCAAATATTAATGATTTTAATAATCAATTACAAGCTATGATTACAAATTTTAATAAATTAAATGCAGATAGAAGATCCGCATATGATACAGCTAACGTTGCGAGTCCATCAGATGCTGAGAAAAATAGTTATGTGGATGCACATCAAAAAGCTATTATATTATATGAAGTCTGTAAAGAATTAGTCGATAGATATAATGCTTTACTTAAAGCTTTACGTGGAAAAGTTGATATATTAAAACTTGATCAACAAACTGATATAACACTTGCTAATTTTGATGTGTATACCCCCATAATACCTCTTTAAGTTTAATAATTATTTTTTATAATTTTTACGTTTATGATTTTGAACTTATTAGTTAAAAAATATAATTAGTTAAAAAGAAGAATATAAAGACTGTTTAATTAAAAATAAATTATTAATATTTTAAATTATAAAGGTCATAATGACCGTTAAAGTCAAAACAAAAAATAAAATACAACAAGACCAACGCCTAACCTTGGATGCCATTCATTTAAAACAAATTAAGAAATTCCAAAGTTTACAAAAATCTATTCCACAAAAGAAAAAGGAAATCGCAAAATTAAGGGAAGAAATCGCTAAAATCCAAAAAGAAGCGGAAACTAAAAAAGAAGATTTTGCGGTTCATTTTGAACTCATGGACCAACGTAGATTATTAGAAATAAATATTCAGGAAATTGAAAAAGAAATCAAAGAAATTGAAAGTAATAATATGGAGGAAGAATATCTATTAGATGTTGGTCATGCTATGACACAATATTATATTAATAGAGAAAATCATCAGCGACAAGATGCTCTACCATCACAATCTCAATCAATACCACAACCAGCAAAAAAATCAAATAAAAAGCCAAAAGATGTTTTTGACCTTTTTGAAAAATATAGCACTAATCCGGACAATTCAGAAGAACAATCAAACGAGTCAAATTCAAGCAATAATCCATCTAATCTTTCAAATTCAATAAATGGGGAAATTAATAATCTTGGTAATGAATTGAATTTAGATTCAAACGGGGAAAAAAATTCTGAAAATGTTGATAAAACTTTTCGCCGACAAAAAATGTCAAAACTAGATATTTACAATCATGTAATGTCAAAAGTTGAATCAGAATTCATAGCAGAAGATGAACAAGAAACATTCGAAAACGATGAATGTCCCTTTTGTGAAACTGACCGAGAATTATATCAAAATGAAGGTAAGCTGGTATGTCCTAAATGTTTCTATGTCGATTTTATCTTAATAGATTCCGACAAACCATCATATATAGATGCACCAAAAGAAATGACTAACTTCGCTTATAAACGTCGCAATCATTTTATCGAAGTTCTTTCTCAATATCAAGGTCGTGAAACAACCGAAATTCCAGAAGATGTTTATTTTGAAATCTTGAACGAATTAAAGAAAAATCGTATTACTGATGCGAATGATTTAACCAATGTTAAATTACGTTCCATTCTAAAAAAGATTGAACAAAATAGATATTATGAACATATTCCTTTCATTATATATCAATTAACTGGTATTAAACCTCCACCAATCACTAGTAAGGTAAGAAAACGATTAATTGAAATGTTCAATGATACTCAAATACCTTTTGCTAAATATTGTCCTGTAGACAGAAGAAATTTCTTGTCATATTCATATATTTTATATAAATTCTTCGAATTGCTAGAATTAGACGAACATTTGAGATATCTGAATTTATTAAAAAGACCAAAGTTACATCAACAAGA